ACTTTTTTGTCATTTTCATCAGTCAATAGATCCACTAAAACCAAAGTCATCTCCTGCTTCAACCAGTGCGTTATCTGCAGCTCCAATTGACTTGACTTCTGCGCCAGTTAAATGAGTTTGAATTGTTGTTCCGTCCTGCCCACGCTTTACTGTAACTGCAGTTCCATTTATTCCAGTTACATACATCTCTTCTCCACCAACATCAATATATGTTTTTGTTGTAATTGAACTCGCATCATTGACATTGATAATTGTGTCAACAACAGCAATGTCTTTCGACAAGTTTGTAAGAACTGTTCCTGTGTAGTTCTTGATTGCTCTTGGAGTAACAGTGTATGAAAGTTCTCTTGTGGTATTTGTGGTATCCGTACCAGCAAGGTAACTGATTCTCGCAGTCTTGATGACATCTCCAGTTGCGGTAGATACGGGGCCAAACAGATAAGTTTTAGCAGTAAATCTCAAGGTATAAAGAAGAACTCTCCTTGTAGAATAGTCTCCTTCATAATCGTCCTGCATTGTGATATTTTCTAGGACAACTGGAATATCTCTCTTTTCATTTACTCCATTGGCAACTAGATTCACAGTCAAATTATATGAAGGTTGAAAGTACGGTAAAATCTGTTCAACTATTTGTAATGCATCATCATTTAATTTTGTCATAATGCCAAGTTCAAATTGCATATTATATGGAACAGGCATATATGTTTTTTTAACGACAGTGCCATCATCAGCATCTTTCGTTGTAAACTGTTGAGTAGTGGTTACCTTTCTAGATGGATCATAAGTCATTCCATTAAACTCAAATGACATTCTTGGAAGAGTCATCTGGGTTGACTTATTTAAATCTGCAGACTGTTCAAGTCTTGCTAAAAACTTCTGGGTGGGGCCATAAGCAAGAGGAACTCTTATAACTTCGTCCTCTTTTCTTATCTCCAGACCGTTGAAAAGTGTACCAAAAGAGATAAGTGTTTTTCTCAGAATTTCGTGATAAAAATATTCAAACATTGTTACCTCTACATTAAATGATGCACATTATAAAAACTATTTAGACTTGTCCGAATGGATTCCTCTCACTGAAGTCAATGATTGCATCTGCAGCAGTTTCAATGTCAGCGTTATCTGCAAATCCATCATCAACTGGATCTGTGTTGGCTTCTCTCAGTGCATGAGAAGCACCAGAGGTTGAACCAACGATGTCCTCTCCAACGCGGAAGGTTCCTGTAACGTTTGATACTTCCAGGATGTTTGTGCCTGAGTTCCAAGAACGAACTCTTGCAGTTGTTCCAGAAGTTGAACCTGTTACCACTTCGTTGAAAACAAAGTCTCCAACAGAACTCATTGATGGATCTGAGATTGTGATTGTCGGTGCCACTGTATATCCTGCACCAGAGTTTGTAATATGAATCGCGGAGATAGACCCAGAAGCGTTTATAACCGCTGTTGCGGCAGCAGAGACAGTAGATATACCAGTAAAGGTAATAGTAGGTGATGTCGTGTATCCAGAACCACCACTTGTGACCGTTACAATTCCAATAATTCCATTATCGATTACGGAGGTTGCTGCAGCTCCACTTCCTCCACCACCAATAAATTTGACTCCAGGTGCCACAGTATATCCTGCACCTGGGTTTACTATCCTGACTTCCTGAACAGACATGGATGCAGGATTTACGCTATCGGAGCAGACAACAATACCACCAATCATAATCGCAGTGGCGATACCTGTTGTTCCTCCTGCAGGCGCAGATCCTATTCCAACAGTTGGTGCATATGTGTAACCAGCACCTCTGTTTGATACAGTGATTTTTCTGATACCACCATTAATCAATCCTGTGACTGCAGTTGCAGTAACTCCAGTTCCAACTACTGTTAATGTCTGAATGTGACCTATTGCATATGAAGTTCCATCAGCACCATCAATTGGTTCTAAGGTATCATCAATTTCATCAACACCAGTATCAATAATTTCGTTTTCGTATCTGAAGAGTTCGCACTTCAGTTCATAAACATAGTTCTTTTGTAACTGATAAAATGGTTTCTCGTGCTCAACATATTTTATTTCAAATAATCTATCCCCAAGAGGGAAATAAATTAAATCACCTTCTTTAGGTCTAGATGATAGTTTTATATTTTGCTCGTTCTCGATCAAAGGAGTTATGTAAGTTTCGAATCTCTCCTTTGATATGATTAAAGTAATTTCATTTGTTGCTTGAATACCAAACTTTGATAATAAGGTTACATTGTCTCCATAACCCTCAAAATTATCAACATAAGCTTCAATGGGATAAGCATCATCAAATTTTGATTGAATGACTTCTTTTATTACTGTATTTTCATTCAGGTATTTTCTGGGAAGATAGTGTACTTCTACACCATACATTCTCAATTGCTCATTAATCAGACTTTGAACAAGACTTTGTTCGCCAGAAGATCCTTGTAAAAAATATTGGTTTAACATGGTGAGTTACCCAATCATGTCTAAAGGTGGAATTTCGTATGTGTTTGACATTCTCTCCATAAGAATTTCCATCTCTTTTTGAGCATCGTCATATATCTGACGGCCATTCAGTTCTACTCCACCTGGAAGTTTAACTCCTTGGAACTTAATTAGGTTTTGTCCCCACTGCTTTTTAATTAGGATTGTCAAATATTTTTTAAGGAAAGAGTCGTTATAAACTCTTGTAAAATCATCAGGATTTAATAAGCGATAACAATCTATGACCAAGTAATCATCGACCGATACACTTGCCCAGTCAATATCAAGATATAAACGATCTTGTCTTTGATTGAATCTTATTTGTTTCTCTGTGTTTAGTGCAAAATCTAAATCTTCCAGATATCTTTTTACCATTGCATAGGTCAAAATTTCTGTCGATCCCCAATAGTAAATATCATTCAAAAATAGTTGATACTTAACACTAAACATGTTATTTGTTGTAGTGTTTGATCCATCAAATCTGAATATTTTGTTTACCCCAATTACCGCTGGTGGAATCTGCAGATAGTTGCTATTTTCTTCGTATGAAAATGTTGTTGCAGTTCCTGCAATTGTTGTGCTTGCCGATGTGGTTACAATACCTATTGGATTACTACTACCTCTCCCTCTTCCGCGATCAATATCGTCTTGAGTGATTTTATATTTTAAATACGTCTGAGTGACACCATCAAAATGTCTCTCATGAAAATATTGCAGAGCATCATCCACCAGATCTTCGATCTGTTCGTCTGCAACGTTAATCTCCAGCACTGGTGCTCCCAGTTGCCTTTTGCAGTACGTTATAAGTTCAGACCTACTGGATGGTTGAGCCATTTATTTAACACCTCTTCTTAGTATTTATGGTGCGGAAGAAATACCTGGTTTTACAAGAATCATTCCATCGATGATTCTGTAAACTGTTGCACCAGAACTTACGAGGACATCATAGACATATCTTCCTTCTACTAAAGAACGTGTCTCTGTTGATCCCAAGGAGATATTGAACTTGCCTCCAGCAGCACTTGTAAACCCTACATTAAATGTTGCATGTGCATATGATGTTGACCCAACAGAAACACTCTTGCTCATTTGAGAAGATCCTGTCCATCCAGTTGTTGTTGCAATTCCAACTGCATTTGAACCAGAAAAATCAAATGCAGTATTTGCAACACTAACCACTTCAAAATTTGTTTTGAATGTGGCTCCAGTATTAAGAGTTAAATTTATAGATTTAGGAGTTCCTGAATCGGGATCAAATGTAAGTTTTTTATTCGCCATTTGGCACCCCTATGAAAGACAGTGTTTCTTGCTGTTTATAATAAAGTTTGCAATACATTTTTGCTATAGATCTCAATTCATTTTTATCTTCTATATTATCTATTTCAGATGCAATTTTGAAATATTCAAAATTTTTCTCTAAATTTTTTAAAACAATTTTGTCAGGATCCATCAGCCAATTTCCTCAATAATGATTTAATTTCATTCAAGTCATCCTTCATATTAGCAACATCTTCCTCAAGTGTGTGTAACTTTTGTTGCTCTCCCATTTTTATGTCACGATTGCGAACATACTGTTCATATGCCGCTCTGTTAGTATTAATGATGGAGTTTGTTTTTGGGTCGCGGACTAAATGCTCACGACCCTTTACTTTAATGTAGTCCATTATGCTAAAGTGATTACTTTGAGATCCTTCATTCTTGGTGGGAATGTCTGGTCAGTGGATGTCATAACAATCTTGATTCTATATGACTTGAAGTTTGGAAGATCATTTGCAGTAAATGTAATTTCCTTGTAATCAATATCAAAAGTATCAAAAGATCCAGAATTCACCGCAGGCACAAATGTATCAGGCTTTCCATCACTATCTGCGAATGAAATGATCTCGCCCTTTTCATTCAAATTATTAAATCCTGGGAATGGAATAAAGATTGGTTTGAAGTTTGGATTCTCACTGATAGCATAGAAAGCTCTGATATCATTGAACTCATTAATGTGCGCGTCAACCAAGATTTTAATTGAAGAAGCGGACTCTTGCAGATTAATCTCTTTAGTGATGTACTGACATGCAGATGGATCATCATCAAGAGTATTGACTCTTCTGTCAGTTGCATAATCTTGAATTAAATTATCGACTCTGTTACTAATCAGAACTGCACTCATTCTTTGAGCGTCAATTACAGGAGACAGTCTTGCATCGGTTGTACCGAGATTCAACTTAAGATTAAGTGATCTATCTCCAGGAAGATCTTGAATTTGAGCGTTTGTAGTCTCATTGATTCTAGAAGCAATGATTCTTGGAGAATTCAAGAAGTTGGTTCTATTCAGGTTAATCGTCTCAAATCCTTGATTTACGAATGGAATTTGAATTCCTTCACCAGAGCCATCTCCGAGACTTGTACCAGAAACAGTTCTCAGTTCACCAGTCAAACTCGTTCCAGGAACAGTGATGTTCTGGACATTAGGATAGATCATCTCGAATGGCATATTCTGAGTTGCTCTTGCTTGAACACCACCTGCAGACTTGGACTGGTTCATATAGAGTCTTGGGAAACTTACCCCATCAGTTCTGGCAACACCAGCAGTTGACATATCCAATTTAACATTGTAAGAATCATAAGTTATTGGATAATCAACAGTTACATCAGACAGATTGTGAGTCTTGTTGATTCTTCTCAGAGAAACGCCACCCATTTCATACTTGTAAACAGGAGTTCCAACGATGTAATTCTTTGGAATTGTTCCATCAATACCTCTGGTGATTCCAGAGATTGTTCCTCCAGAAGCTCCAGTATAGGAGATAATTTCATCATCGATCAGAATGTATCCAGGATATGTGGTTCCAACTGA